AGTTTAAGTCCATTGCCTCTGCCTCAAGCTTATCTTTGATGACAGGCGATATAAATTTCTTTACATCATCTATCTCAATCTCATTGGTTTCACAAACTTTTATGATAGCATCCATGTATGGTATCTTAAGTTCAGCTACCGTTTTTTCGATAAGCTTTGTAAATTTAGACTTAGTTAAAAATTGATCTTCTAACTTCATTTGTCTAAAACCCTTAATAATATTGTATCATTATTGATTCTACCATTTGGTACTTGAACTTTAGTCTTAAGAGCTGATAGCTCTTTTTGGAGTTGAATAGGAGTTTTGTTCAGTACCAAAGGTAGAATGTCATTAGGTTTTCTTAACCTAATCTTTATAGATTGCTCTTTGTCAAATCTTTTTAGAGTTGAACCTGATACTTGAAATCCTTTTGGATCGTCAGTATAGTACATATTGAGCTCTCTGTGTTTTGTATTAAACGTGTATAGTCTTCTCTTACCAATGATTCCTATTGGATGCATTGATACGATCTTGTACTCGTCATCAAGTTTCTTATATTGTAATTTAGATACTTGTTTATCAGCAGCTTTTGGTCTACTAATCTTAATCGATCTAGTAGCTTTTGAAGCTGACTTAATTCTTTCCATATCTTCTAACATAGACTTACATACGTTAATTCGATGTTTGAGGGATGACTTTTTCACATGGGAGTAACCTTCAACGGCTTGTTCACATCTTTTATAGTAGGCATCTTCATAATCTAGAAGCCATCCCTCAACCTGAGGCTTAACGTGACTTATTGCAGTATTTGTTAAGCCATGGAACTTGAACCTATCGTATAAATTAATCGTGGTATCTTCACCCTCGATCCACTGGTCTTCTAGTTCAAGTAATTCTTGCATTATAGTATTTTTAATCTTTCTTTCTAATCTCATTTGTGGAGAGATAGATATGACATTAGCTTTTGCTTTTTGTTCTGATCTTTTTTGTTTATATAACTCTTTACCAGTTTCAATTAGAGGTATGATATAATCGAACAATGAGTTAAGATATTCTTTGGCTTTATCTCTGCCAAGATCATTATTTTTATATAAATCGTTGTTATACCAAAATGCAGTAGCTGCATGATGAGTCATATTAAACTTCCATTCTGGATGACTTAAGATATACTTTGCTGGTTCAGGAAAGTTTTTCTTAACCCATGTTTTAACTTGACTGATGCAGTCTTTTTTATCAATTTCTAAATGAAAATATTCTTTGACTGCGTCAAAACCTTTTTCAATTGGTACACCAGTTAGACCAGAACGTGCTCTTGATCTTACTGTTTTCTTTTTGATCTTTTTACCTTTAAGTGCTTGTAGTCCCATTATTCAACTCCTTCATATAATTTCCGACTGCGCCTTTTACCATGTTAGGGTACTCTCCTAAATATGTACCTGCTACTAACATGTCTTTTGTTAATAAGTATTTGTGCATATGCTCGATGTTATCCCAGTTATCGAGTATCTCTTTTGCTAACATGTCAAACTCTGTATCTGAGATAAGTGGCTTATCTAACTCGTAATATGCATAAGCACACATTAAATATTTTGCTATAGGATTTTTCATTAAGCATGACCTCTTGACTTAAATGATTGTTCCATTGCTTCAGTATCAGTGTAATACTTATCCTGATGAGCAATATTGATTTTAGTAGATATAGCAGCTGCTAAACCGCCATTTCTTTCTAATAACCTTTGAGCAAACTCATCTTGGTGAGCTGGTGACATTGCTTCTAACTGATCGATGATTTTATTATAATTATACATTTCAACTCCTAAATTTTTATTATACTTATATTCTATCATACTTTTTTGCATTTGTAAACAAGTTTTCACTTAACATGTTAATTACGTCTCATTGTTGCATATTCTTTTGCGTCAGCATTTTTACTTACAGGTACCATATTTGACTTGTGCATGGTGGCGATGCCAGTGATAAAGGTACCAGTGTAAGTATTTTGTTTGGACTTACCAACGATAGGACCTGTGTAGTCACTAGTTGGTAGAGCTCGTGAATGCTCCTTGTAGTTAGGAGCTTTAATTCCTGCGTTCTTTGTTTTGTTTTTAAGCTGTGACGGATGTACACCACGTTTCATGAGCCATGCATCATGCTCGGCTTGAGCTTTTTGCCACCCTGGTTTTTTGAAAGGTTGCTTTCTTTTTTTACTGTTATTGTTGTTATAATATACTGGCATTAAGTGCATTGTCATTTAGCAACTCCAAATATCTGTGTTAAATCAATATAGCCATAGTTGACTGCAAATAGTAAAGCTACAATAATCATAATCATAAGAGCGTTACGAAAGAAGAAGCCAACTATAGAAAAAAATACACCTACAATCAATGCTCCAGCTACCGCGAAGAAGAGGAGTTGTAGAAATAGTGGAAGCATTGATTGTATTTCGGATGGACTAGGCATTTGCCATCTCCAAATTCTTTGGGGCCGTTGTCAAGACATCCACTCTACCGACCAATCGGCCCCATGATAGAGTGGGATACGTTTTACATTCCGACGCTGATTCCCTGGGTGGTACCAAACCTGTAAATCCCGGTGTGCTTCTCGTTATCTCATTGTCCATCACAACACCCTGTCGGTTACTTGTAGCTATGTCATAATTTTTTTCTCCTATTCTTTCCATCATTTCCTTTTCCATTTTATAGATATATTATACCACACTTTTTAGCATTTGTAAACGTTTTTTTTCACTTATTTTAATTTTTTCACTTAACATGTTAATTATGTTCTATTTCTCTGTATCTCATTTGGTCCAGAATCAGATGGCAATTCTGGACTTTTATTTTTTAAGAAACGTATCTCTTCGTTAAGTTCTTTAATTCTCTTATACAAGGCGTACTTTTCTTTAGTTTCTTCTGCTAATTGCTTTTTTAATAAGTCCACTTTAGTGGACAGTTCCATCGGGTTCGTCGTCATCAAACTCCTCCAGTTTAAATATAAACTCCATACCATTATCATTGCTGGCCTGATGAACCATTTCACCGAGCTGATAATCTTCACCTTCAACGGTAAATACTATTTCATTCTCATCGTTGAATTTTTTAGCAACTGCTTTTTTAAAATCGATTATATTAGATTTTTTCTTAGACATATTGACTCCTAATTTTATTATAGTTCTATTATATCACGCATTTATGCATTTGTAAACAAGTTTTCACTTAACTTGTTAAATGTTTTCTATGTTTGCTTTTCCTTCGTAAGTTACAACATCAACGTTGCTTCCTACGTCGAATTTTATTGCGTTGTGTATGTGATGTAATATGAATTTAGTATTAGGAAATTCGTCGAACATATTTTTCCATACAGGCCTCCAATTATTCGTGAGTCTGTTATTATTTTGATTACCTCTATCTGATCCTAAGTAAAAGTCAGAGCAACTCTTTAGATTAAAATCAAATATAGAATCAAATCCATACATGTGTATTTCATCTGCTTTTACTTTATTCGCGGCGTAGTGTGCGGCCATATGACCACAATTAAAATCTGTATAATTAGCAACATACTTTGGTAATTCAGTATAAAACTCTTTAACTTGATGAGAATGCTTCACATAAAAAGTTGGATTTCTATCCATGTGTATCTTTGGTCTCATTCCAAGTATCCAATCACCTGGGCACTGAAGAGACCCGTCTTGTATGGCCTTCATAAATTTAAAGTCTACTATTACTGTTGCGTAAACTCCAGCAACATTAAATGGAGGAAGATTACAAGTAAGTTTCATCCCGGGCCTTGGTTCTTTAAAAAATAAAGAAGCATTATCGCCGTTTCCAACTAATTGAACTATTCTTTTCATAACATAGCCTTTATCTTATCTTTACCTTTTTGTCCAGTCCAGTGCATAACTCTTATCGCTCCTCCGTAGCCATCAACTTCTGTTTGTAATCTTAATACGTTGTATTCGTTTGGTAGATCATTTATATGCGCAATTTTTGTAATAGGATTAAGCATCAAGTGAAGTACTTCTTGGTCTCCTTGTACTGGATCATCTCTTATTGCTTTTGCCCATTGGTATAATATAGGTGGCTTATCGATAAAACCAACGACTCCTGAGTTATGCCATAGCTCTTGTCCTCTAGTTGTCCAAGGTTTATCTTCAACCATGTTTAATTTATTCGGTTGTAATATATCAAACAAATCTCTAATATCATCTCTTATCTCGCAATCTAAATCTATCCATACTGTTTTTTTAGAAGGAGATTTTATCATAGACATTGGTTTTTTAAACCAGCCTTTTTCGTCAAATGTTTTTAAATTCATTACTGCATGCACGTTTTCACGGACTAATTTTAGTCCTTCAGGAGTTAAACCAAAATTAGCGAATATAAGAGGAACATCTTTCATGTGTTTTTTATAGTTTTTAAAAAACCACTCGAGCATCCACTCATGATTTTCATCGCAACCAGTTACAAATGCTTTATCATAAGATTTCATATGTTTCACCATAGTTGTGTTTTGCGTAACAACCTTCTTTTCTTTGTATGGTAGTAAAACTATCTCTTGCTTCAGCAACCCATGGATAGTATTCGCCTAGAGTAAACTTACTAGAATGTATGTATATGTCAGTAGGGCCTGCACTAAATTGAGCTTCATTGATTAGATCAGCCGCTCCTTTAGGTGTTATCCTGTACGCGTGCGCGCCTGGGAAGTACGGCTTAGAAACTAAAGAACCATAACCTATGAAGGTTGGCGTGTTAAACTTGCCATAAGAAGGTTTCCCTAGATTTAAAATATCAAATAGAACAAGGTTTGGAATATCGTTAGTAACAACTGCGTCATGCTCGAAAATTACTATTGGCTCATTAAGTTCTAAACACTTCATCCATAAACTATGATGACTTAAAAAACCAGCTATGCAATTCTCTGGTCTACTATATTTTTCTATAAATCCAGACCTATCATAACTTAAATTATCAAGTTCTTGATTTACATTGCAGTTTTGTGGAGAATACGCAGGATGTTTTTCTATTTTATAGCCAAACACCTGACCGCTTTTAACGCATCTATCAGCAACTTGTACTGATCTTTCATTCTCCATAATAGTAATTACAAACATTCTCATAGTGTTGTAGTTGACCTCAATCCTTGTACTCTTGTATAAAAATTACGTGTAACACCTATTGTAGGAATTAGTTGTTTACACATTAATGCGTCATTAGGCCAC